AAAGGAACTCCCGGGAGGGAGGCCCTTTCGTCTCGACAAACGTCATACTGCAGCAGCCATGCTGTTTTAAAACTATTCAGCTTCGGCTGGATTAGATGACGAGAGTCAGGTCGCTTGTGCGAACCTTTTCCTTTCTTGATACCGCACACTAAAGGCGCAATGCCCCTGTGTGTACTTGCTTGGGACTTATATAAAATGTCAAAACAGCGTACGACCAAACCACCGTTCCCTCGTTACCGTGAAAGAGGTTCGACCTCGATCGGTAATGCTGGGAATCAAGTCATCACAGCTTGTGACGGTACGGGTTTAACCCCGGACTACACTAACATGCTAGCTCACCGATCTGGTGAGATAGAAGGTTGCTATGATGTTGTCACCCCAGATTTTCGCGGGATTTCCGCGAGGGGTGGTGTGGTGAACAATGCCTATTGGCACGTGAAGCAAAGCTTTACGGGCGGTGGCACAGGTCCGATCGTACAATTCTTGGGCTGTTCCGGTCAACCCGGTGGAACTCGCAAAACTGCTGAGTATCCCAGCTCTCGTAGACATTTTCTCCCCGACTTTCGTTATGGGGAAGTCCGTAATGCACTGGATGGAACACTTATTCCAGCGCCTCTTACTATCGTTGACCTTAACAGGCTAAAGACATTAGCACAAACTTCGTGCATGTCCAACGTCGATGTAGGCCCATCGCAAGCACTGGTGACGGCAGCTGAAGCAAGACGTACGCTTCAGATGCTTACACGACCACTAGCGGCACTCGACGATTATGTGGCGAAGCAACATGCCTACATAAGCAAAGAGTACCAAAAGTTTATCGTGTCGACTCCGAAACAGAAGCAAAAACTGATTCGGAACGCCAGAAGGCCAGGTGGATTAAGAGATGCTCTAAGTGGACAGTATCTTGGCTGGTATTATGGGATGAAACCCTTTGCCAATGATATTGAAAACACCATAGAGGCTTACTTGCGTGAAGGCTCAACGCCTGAACGTCAGACCGCCCGTGGTAGAGCAGCAGACACCGGAACGAATATCATTACCGATCCACCCTTAACTTTGGGTGGCGGCACAAAACAACGTCTCAAAAGGACGCGTGTCGAAGAGGTTGATGTACGAGCCGGCTGTTTGTATTCACCGACGTCGAACACCTACTCTAAGGTGCTTGGGTTACGTCTGTCCGACGTGCCCTCTTCCCTTTGGGAAGCGACAACTCTTTCGTTCTTAGTTGATTATTACCTGAACATCGGGAACTTCATAAGAGCGTTGGAGCCTAGGACTGGTATCACGTACTTGGCAAACTGGATTGTTGTAAGGCAAACAGTCACCGACCGGATCGAGGTTATCGATACGATCTACGGTGATTCTACCCATGCAATTGTCCGCCCTGGTACGGAATGGGCCGCTCGTGTTGTAGTGAGTACACAGCGGGAACCCTTAAGCAACCCATACTCCTATGTCGGAATTGCCGCCACAACCTTAGGCGACAACCTTCAACGGAACATGGCAATTGCTGCCCTAATCTCACAACGCGTTAAAGCAATCGGTGTCGTTTACGGCGCCTTTGCCCTCGCTACTATGTAACTCAACCTCCTAAATGGAAAAGGGACATTAACATGTCAATCACTATCAATGCTAAGTCGTATACTCAATGGCGTGCTACGCCGGATGAAAACACCCTGGTTGGTCCTGCCAATAGCACCGTTACTGGTGTTATGGATCACGCAGTATTTAAGCGTGTCCTGGCTGGAACTGCCTCCAAAGGTGGCTTCGCTCCTGCAGCACGTCCTGAGTTTAAGCTCCGTCGTACCGTAACTCTGGCCGATGGTACTAAGCAACCTGCGACGCTGTCGTTGCCTTCGTCTCTTCCGCAAGGAATGGCGAGTGCAGACATCCTGGCTCTGTTGGCTGATATGGCAAGTGCGTGTGCTTCACAGGAAGTAAAAGACCTGTACACGCAGCAAGACATCTACACAGCATGAAATACATAATTGTGCTCTGTATGATGTTGGGCCTGTTGTTGCTTTTGGCCCCCTCTTACTTGCCCTCTATCCACCCTAAAATCATAGGTGAAAATTATGCCAATAAAGTCAAAGAAGCGTCATCGCAAGTCAGCGGTATCCTTCACGGGATTTCTGAAAGCCCAAATACGGGCGATTAGACTCCTTTCTTGTCAGCTTTCTGAGAAAGACGACGTTCCGATCGATCTGCGCTTGCAGGCTTTCGCTATTGCGGATTGCCTTGAGCGCGGTGACTTCGCGGCCGCCGTCGAACTATCTAACTGCCTTGCCTCACAGTCGTATGGCACTGCGGGCGAACATGCCCTGGCAGTTCAGATAGCCTATCTCGTTAAGAAGGTCCCTTACGTCGACCCTGAACTCGACCCAGAACTCCGGGCGATCCAGAAATTTATCGACGCTGAGGTGCAATGTGGTGAGACTAATAGACGGCTAAGGCCGTTGAACGCTCTCATTCGCGGCGAGCAGGCAATAACGCCTAGCTACTTTCAAAACCTTTCGTGGAATGAGGAGGATGTCAGCCTTGACGTACTCCGAGCTCTAATGAAAGCCCGCAAATATGTCCAAGATGTTTTAGGCGCAAAGCCTGATATCGAAGACGTGTTGGCGAGAGGTAGGTTCAGTGCTGGCACGGCAATCGGCGTCACCGGTAATTGTACTCACATCGTAGCTAAAATCGCTGCGAAAGAGTATACGGTAACGCGCTGTGCTGAGCCTTACGGACGCGCCTTTTTAGGCGGTTTGCACCATGTAACTGAGTACCTAACGGGAAAAGACCCAGATTTGTCGACGCGAGTCGACGTCAACCCGATCAGCGGAGAATACTACCGTGATACGAGTCATCTGGAGTGCAAATTAACTTACGTAGAGCACGACAAAATCTTCTGTGTTCCGAAGCAGGCTGACACTCACAGAACTGTGGGCCAGCAACCTCTGTTGAACCTCCTAATTCAGTTGGGAGCCGGTGACGTAATCGAGCGCAAGCTCAGTCGCCGTGCGAACATAAATCTGAAATACGGTTGGGCAAATAATCAGCAGCATGCCTATGAGGGGTCCGTCGGTTCCGAAAGGGACTGGTGTACCGTGGACCTAAAGGCGGCGAGTGACAGCATAGCGATTGAATTCGCGAGACTGTTGCTCCCCGACGCCTGGTTCTACTTCCTCAATTGCATAAGAACGCCTCAGTACCTTCTACCCGGCAAAAACATCGAGCCGGTGAGGTATGAAAAGTTCTGTGCTATGGGCAATGGTTTCTGCTTTCCACTGGAAACGCTTTTGTTCAAAGCTATTACCCACGGTGTTAACAATGTCTGTAACGTCCCGGACTATGCGCATAATAGCGCGGTCTATGGCGATGACATTACCGTGCACCCCTCTGCCGCCCTGATGCTCATAGAAACTCTTGAGCTTTGTGGGTTCGAGACTAACCGGGATAAAACATTTCTGGTTGGTCCGTTTAGGGAGAGCTGTGGAAAAGACTACTTCAATGGTACTTTAGTCAGACCGTATGTTCAGGATAAAATCCCTGAAAACTGGTATGATCTAATTCATGTGGTTAACTCCTTTTCGAGGTTAGGTCGCCGTGAGGTGGCCGATATCTTCCAGGACGTGATACCTCCGCGTAACAGGCTGTTTAGGCCTGAATACGGACCGTCACACACTGCGATAGAGGAACCCTTGGACCAATTCATGCTCCGCAAGGAAGCACGATGGAACAAGGACCTCCAGCGGTGGTCTTGGGTCGAATACCGGTTGATTCCGGTGAAAGACGAAACGGTATATACAGAACCCCTGCAACTTATAGGGGCACTCTGTGGGGCTATGGCAGATTGGAGCCAACTCGAAAGAGAATTTTACGGCGACAATCCACCAGACGGCTTTACTCCGGGATGGAGCAAGTCCGAAGGCCCACCACAGTTACCATTACGCCGTGAGGCGAGGACAGTCAAAGCGCGAATCTATGCGCCTGACAAACGGTAAAATCAAAGTAAATTATTGATTTCTTTGTGACAAAGTCACTAGAG